CATTAACTCGGCAACGATGCCGACACCCTAGCCGATCCGTGACGGTCTCGGGTGCAATTAATAGCGGATAAAGAAAGGCCAGTGTTTTGAAGAAATAATCTAGTGTTTTGTGTTCGGCTTCCCGCCTGTTTAGAGTGCGGGCGGGGAGTTTTTTTGGAAGTAAAGGGATAAAATGCAATACTCGGACTTTATCTACAACAAGACACAACTCGGCGGCAAGCATGGCTTCGATCCTATTTCGATGCCAGATTGGTTGTTCGATTTCCAGCAGTCTTTAGTTGAATGGTCTCTAATAAAGGGGCGTTCTGCGATATTTGCTGACTGCGGAATGGGGAAAACTGCCATGCAGTTGGTGTGGGCCGATAATGTATCTCGTCACACGAACAAGCCTGTCCTAATTGCTTGTCCGCTTGCAGTTGCCCGCCAGTCTGTTGAAGAGGCCACAAAGTTCGGAATTGAAGCCGAGCGATCATCTGACGGAAACTACAGCGGAAAGATCATCGTCACGAATTATGAGCGGCTTCACAACTTTGACCCGAATGATTTTTCTGGAATGGTGTGCGACGAATCCAGCATCCTGAAGAATTTTGAAGGGGCCATTAAGCAGAGTATTACGGAATTCATGCGGAAGATGAAATACCGTTTGCTTTGCACGGCGACGGCTGCCCCTAATGATTACATTGAACTCGGAACAAGCTCGGAAGCTCTTGGCGAACTCGGATATATGGATATGCTCGGTCAGTTCTTTAAGAACGATCAAAACAGTTTGCATCCTACAAACAGACGGTTTAATGATGCGTGGTATGGATCGAAATGGAGATTTAAGAAACATGCCGAGCAACCGTTTTGGCGGTGGATGTGCTCTTGGGCCAGGGCGTTGCGTAGACCTTCCGATCTTGGGTTTGATGACGGTCGTTTTATTCTTCCAGAATTGATTGAAAACCAAACCATAGTAAATGCTTCAAGACCGATGAATGGGCAACTGTTTGTGACGGCAGCCAGAGGGCTCGCCGAACAACGACAAGAGAGGAAGCACACTCTCACAGAGCGATGTGAGAAGATGTCTGAGATTATGACAACCGACCAACCGGGTATTGTGTGGTGCCACCTGAATCCAGAAGGCGACATGCTTGAGAAGCTAATACCGGGAGCCGGGCAGATTGCCGGAAAAAACAGCGACGAAGAAAAAGAAGAAAAGTTTAACGCCTTTATTTCTGGTCAGATGCGAGTATTGGTTACTAAGCCAAAAATAGGGGCATTCGGGTTGAACTTTCAGCATTGCAACCACATGGGTTTTTTCCCTTCCCATAGCTTTGAACAGTATTATCAGGGTGTGCGAAGGTGTTGGAGATTCGGCCAAGAAAGACCGGTCACAGTGGATATTGTTAGTACGGAAGGGGAGTCCGATGTGCTTGGAAATCTTCGCCGAAAAGCGGCTGCGGCTGACAGTATGTTTGAATCATTGGTAAGCGAGATGTGTTCTGAGTTGAGCATAAGGCGTGGTGTTGAATTCTCGAATTCCGCATCGTCACCATCATGGTTGTAATTTAACGAAAGAAATTCATGAACGTTCACGATCAGGTAATCACGGAACAATACGCTCTCTACAATGGGGATTGCTGCGAAGTGATGCAGGAAATCCCGGACGAATCGATCCATTTATCGGTCTATTCTCCTCCTTTTTGTGGTTTATACCAATATTCCAGCAGTGAGCGCGACATGTCGAACTGCACGAGTTATGAACAGTTTTTCGATCATTATGGTTTTCTGATTGAGCACATATCTAGAGTGACCCTGCCGGGAAGGATTTCGTGCGTTCATGTAATGGATGTTCCGATTGGTTCACAGAAAGGGTATCGAGATTTTCCGGGCGATGTGATTCGACTGCATGCCGAACATGGTTTCGATTATTGGGGGCGACATGCCGTTTGGAAAGAGCCCCTTGCCGTTCGACTTAGAACTATGGCCAAGGGATTGGCACACAAGCAGATTGTTGATGATAGTTCTTTAGTCGATGTGGCGTCCGCGGACTACCTTCTGATTTTCAGAAAACGCGGTGAAAACCCAATACCGATTGAGCATCCAATGGGGTTATCGTCTTATTCTGGTGAACGTGAAATGCCGGAAGAACTCCTGAAGTATAAGCACTGGAAAGGCAAGCAAACGGAGAACAGGTTTAGCCATTGGATATGGCGTCAATATGCTTCGGCGTTTTGGGACGATGTTAGAATAAGTCGAGTATTGCCTTACAAGGAATCACGGGAACCGGACGACGAAAAGCACGTACATCCGTTACAGCTTGACGTGATTGATCGGTGCGTCATTCTTAGATCAAACCCTGGAGAAAACGTGCTGACTCCGTTTATGGGTGTTGGTTCCGAGGTATTTGGTGCGGTGTCGAATGGTCGTCGCGGGGTGGGCATTGAACTTAAAACCTCGTACTACAAACAGGCAATAAAGAACGTCAAGGCAGCTACGGAACTGGCACTTGTTGAATCAACATTATTTTAGAGGGGGTGGCGATGGGTGAAACGCGTGCCTACTACAACGAAATCGATCGACACGCGGCCGCGTGGTTGCGTGAATTAATCAAGCAAGGTCACATCGCAGCGGGTGACGTGGACGAACGGAGTATCGAGGATGTCGAACCAGAAGACCTTTTGGAATACACACAGTGCCATTTCTTCGCCGGAATCGGAGTCTGGTCCTACGCCTTGCGGCAAGCCGGATGGCCCGACGATCGGACCGTCTGGACCGGCTCTTGCCCCTGTCAACCTTTCTCCGCAGCGGGCAAAGGAAAAGGGTTTACTGACGACAGGCACTTGTGGCCCGCCTTCCATTGGCTCATTAGCCAGTGCCGACCTGTCGTCACGTTTGGGGAACAAGTTGCGGGCAAAGCAGGAGAAACATGGCTCGACCTTGTATCGACAGACTTGGAAAACGAAGGATACGCCGTCGGGGCGGCCGTTACTGCGGCTTGTGGTTTCGGTGCGCCGCATCAAAGAAAACGAATCTATTGGGTGGCAGACTCCATCAGCAACAGACAACCGCAGAGGGGCGATGCTGAAAGAGGAAACGGAACGGATGAGAAAACGGAAACAGGAAGGAAAGGTAACGGGGGGAGTGGCTACACTAAGAAACGAGGCTCAACTAGCAGCCTGGTCAACGCCAACGGCACACGATGTGAGGAAGCGAGGGAATCGGAAAAACCCAATGGGCGGCGGGGGATGCCTAGCCCTGGATGCGGAACTGGCGTCGTGGCGAACGCCGACAGCAACGGACGGGGAACGCGGGGGAACGATTACGCCAGAGATGACGGGCGGCAGCTTGACGCAACAAGCACCGATGGCGGGCTGGCCGACTCCGATGGCCGGGACGCCGGCACAGAACGGGAACAACGCTGCGGGGAACGAATTAACGCACAACAGCCGGCCCTTGAACGAAATGGCGAAGCTGACCGGCCCGGCCCGACTAACGGCCAATGGCGAGCTGCGGATTGGCTCGGATGCACAGATGGAAAGTGGCGGCCAGTTGAACCCGGCACATTCCCGTTGGCTCATGGGGCTTCCCAGCGTGTGGGACGCCTGCGGGGTTACGGCAATGCAATCGTTGCCCCGCAAGCGGCGGCATTCATAGAATCGTTTTTAGAAGTCGAACGCGATCGGATTCTCAATAATGATGAATAAAATGGTATCGATCAGGCTGCCGGTTTCGTCGTGGATGGAAATCGTCGACGCCGCCGAACGCATTTACACAAACCGAGGGGGCAACCCGTCGGTGATGAGATTCACGGCCGCGGTGACCCGAGGGTGCCGCGGGTACAACTCGACCGACGTGGTTGCCGCACAATTGCACTCTGAGGCGTTCACAATTTTGGCCGAGTACGCGGCCAAGGACGTTGCCGGCAATCGATTGGGGGCCGTCCTGGCGTATCTGACGGCGAAAGGAATCGGGCCGGTGCCTGATCGCGAAACGTCGCCGCGGGTGATATCGGCCGACGCCCGTCGTTTGCGGGCCGAGGTTGCCGCCGGGCTGCACGAATACCGGCCGAAGTACATCCCGGCCGGTGAAACCGAAACCGTTGAAACCGAGAAGCAAGGGAGGCTATTTTGAACGCACAACAAAAGGGATTCGACTTCGATGCCGTGAGAAAACCCGCGGGTGCCCCGTATCAATCGCACTCTGAAACCAGTCGGGCGGCGGCCGAAGCGATCGCATCGAAAGCGGGAACGATTAGGCGGGTCATTCTGGACTTCCTGGTCGGCCTTGGCGATCACGGGGCGACGGATGAGGAAATACAGACGGGCCTTGTGATGGGGGCGAATACGCAACGGCCGAGGCGGGTTGAATTGGTGAGGGCGGGGCTTGTCGTTGACTCGGGGAAGACTCGGCCGACGTTATCGGGGAAAGCGGCGGTCGTGTGGGTCGCGGTTGGTAAAGGGGGGGCGGTTTAATGTCTGGTGGATGGATCAAAATGCGTGGCTCGCTACTGAATAGCCCAAAGGTGATTCGGATGACGCGGGAGCTTCAAGGCAATCAGGAATACCGCGAGTGGTTGACCCCCGGCTTTGGCGGCCCGTCTCCGACGGTCGTCAGCGATCACGCGGCCCGGTGCGTTACCTTATCGTTACTTTGTGTTACTTGGTCATGGTCACGCGAATTCGCAAAAGAGAGTAACGGCGACGGTCACTTGCCGGGAATCTCGTTGAAAGACATCGACGCGATCACGGGCGTTTCCGGTTTTGGCCGTGCGATGCAGTCGGTCGGATGGGTCGAGGATTCCATCGGTTCCGACGGGGTCGTTCTCCCTAACTTCTTTCGTGATCTCAACGTTCCGCTATCCGGTGCCGAAAGACAACAGGTCTACCGGAAGCGAAAGAAGGCCGAAACCGTTACCAAACCGTTACCAACGGAAAGTCACAATCCGGTTACCAGAGTAGAGCAGAGTAGAGTAGAGAAGAAAGAAGAAACCCCCAAGCCCCCTGCGGGGCTGATTGTTGTGATTCCTCAAGAATTGGATTCGCCGGAATTTCTGGAAGCGTGGCTTTACTGGGTCGCCTTCCGAACCGAGAAGCGGCGAAAACTGGTTTCGTCTTCGGCCGCCAAGCAATTGAAGACACTCGCCAAGATGGGGCCGGCCCGAGCGATCATGGCGATCGATAACTCGATCGAACAGGGCTACACCGGGCTTTACGAACCAAACGCCGGCAAGCAAACCCCCGAGCCATACAGCGGCCTTGAAGCCAACGCCAGAAAACACGGGGTGATTCAATGAACCGCCCCGAGTTTTATAAAGCGATGGCCGTTCTCGAAGCTGGCACCGGCAAAGGCTTGGACGAAAACAAAGTCGATGTCTGGTTCGACTGCCTGGCCGACCTGACCGTCGAACAATTGCAAGCGGGCGTCGTCGGTTTCCTGCGAGACGGCGACGATTGGCCGACGATCGCCAAGATACGCCGGCACGCTGGATTGGTCGCAATCAGCAACGCATCGCGGGCGTCGACGGCGTGGGCGGCCGTCCTGGCGTCGATTGCGGTCGTTGGTGGCTATCGCGACGTGGTATTCGACGATCCGGTCGCGACGGCCGTGGTGCGTCGTCTGGGGGGCTGGAAGATGCTATGCGATTATCCGGCCGCCGAAATCAAATGGGTCAAAAAGGATTTTCTGATCGAATATCAAGCGGTTATCG